CGATCTCCCCGACCTCGGCCCGTGCTGCATGTGCGAGGGCGGGCCCACGCACAACCTGATCATGTTAAGTCAACGCGGCGCGATCCCCGGCCACGGCTGGGGCTGTGTCGTCTGCGATCTGCCGCTCGACGGCGCCTATGCGGTGCTGTGCGAGGCCTGCATCATCCGGTGGCAGCAGGACAATTCGTTGTTGACGGTCGCCTGCCGCGGCTGGCCCGGCGAAGGCCGCATCGCGATCGCCGAATTGCCGGCGGGCGCGTTCGACCACGATATGAGCAAGCACCCGGAGGAGGCAGCGCGAGCCTATAAAGTGGGGCAGGAAATCGAAGTGCCACAAGACCCAACGCCGACCGTGAACTAACCCCTTGACAATACACGCGTTTTGTGTATAATGGCTCGCGTTCGTCTAACCTTTCGTCAGCGCGATATCACGGCGGCGATCAAGGCGGTCGAGGCGGCCGGTCATAAGGTCGCGCGCGTCGAAATCGGGCAAGATGGGCGTATTGTGGTGGAACTGACGCCGCCTGTTGTCAGCGGAACGGCGCCAGAACCAAAGCCAAAACCCAATCCATGGGATGAGGTCTTCGATGAGGATTATAAAGCGTTTTGATTACATCAATCAATATCGCGATCGGCACGGTCGGCAGCGGTATTATTTTCGCCGCAAGGGGCAATCTCGAATACCGTTGCCCGGTCTCCCTGACTCGCCGGAATTTGTCGAAGCTTATCGCGCTGCGCTTGCCAACCCAGGGACGCGCGAAATTGGTGAGAACCGTTCCCCACAAGGTTCGCTGAGCGCGGCCATCGCCCGTTATTACGGCGATCACAGTTTTCTTGCCCTGGCGCCGATCACGCAAAAGAACCGACGCGCCATCCTCGAGCGTTTCCGTAAGGCGCACGGCGACAATTCGTTGCGTGAGCTGTCGCAAAAGCACGTGATGGCGATCCTCGGCAAATTGCAACCCTTCGCCCAGCATGGCTACCTCAAAGCCGTGCGGCACTTGATGCAATATGCTGTTCGAGCCGGGTTGCGCGACGATGATCCCACCGTCGGGGTCGCCCAGGCCAAATCAACCAGAACCAAGGCCGACGGACGCGAGCGCGGTTATCACACTTGGACCGAAGACGAGATCGCACAATTCGAAGCCAAGCATCCAATCGGTTCGCGGCCGCGGCTGGCGATGGCGTTGTTGCTCTATACCGGGCAACGCCGCGGCGATGTCGTGCGCATGGGGCCGCAGCATTTCCGGGGTGGCAAGTTCACGATCCGACAGCAGAAGACCGGACAACCGATGGACGTCCCGATTCATCCCGAGTTGGCGCATATCATCGCGGCGTCCGAATGCGGCAATTTGGCGTTTCTGATGACCCAATTCGGCAAGTCGTTTGCCGTGGCCGGGTTTGGCAACGCGTTTCGCGATTGGTGCAACGAGGCCGGCTTGTCGCACTGTTCGGCGCACGGGCTCAGGAAGGCGATCTGCCGGCGCTTGGCCGAAGCCGGGTGCACGGCGCCGCAAATCGCCGCGATATCAGGTCATCGAAGTCTCAGGGAGGTGCAGCGCTATATCGACGCCGCCGATCGTTCGCGCATGGCAGAGGCGGGGATGGCCCGATTGATTCAATTCCCAGAGCCTAGCGGAAGCGGGTCACCGCTTCCGCTAGTCATTGCGAACCAACCGGGATCAAGAAAGTGACTAACCTCCCCACCCCGGTTAGTCACTTAGATCGAAAACGTCAACGAAATCAACGCGATTTTAGAGGGGTGGCTCCCCGGGCCGTACTATAACTAGCCAATGAATTCAACGTCTTACGATGACTAACCTTCTCCATTTCGCGATCAGACATCAATGGGTTACGCGCAATGTGCCTAACCTCGCACCGGGCAAATTAACCAAAGCGGAAGCGGGTCGCCGCTTTCCGTCTATGCGATTTCTCTCGCGTCGAGGATCGCCAGCGCCTCCTTGTGGCGTGAGTCGAGGCGGGCGAGCCAGCCTCGGCCAAAGGTCGCGAAGGTGCCGAGCCCGCGGTAGTAACGCTCGTGGCGGGCCCGGAGGTCATCGATCAGCTGGCGCGGGTCGGCCTGCGCCGCGGCCGCCAGGGTCTGCGGTCCGATCCGGCCATCGACCAGGACGCCGAGCACTTCTTGCAGCAGTTGCGCTGAACGGAAGGTGCCGGCATTCACCCCCATGTCGAAAACCATATGGTCGACGCCGTGGGGCAATTTGTCAGCGCTGATCGGGTGCCAATAGTTCTCGCGATAGATCTCCCGTGCCGTCTGCTCGCTGATCCCACGAAGTTCTTCCTTGGTCGCGTTCGGGCGCTTCGTCCAGGCGCGATAGGTGGCGAGCGTGATGCCGCGGTTGGTGGCGCCGCCGGGGTCGGCCGGGTGGTCGACATAGCCGCCTTCGTGCCTGAGCGTGTGATCTACGGCGCGCGGAAAGTTGTCAGCCATCGGATTTACCTCATGGTCATGTCGGTTGCGTCCGCCGCGGCGTCGGCCTTGGCGGTCGCGGCGATCGCCGGCTCGGGCGGGGTCTTCCAGGCGAAGTAGAGCAATCCGACCAACGGCGAATTCGGCCCAGGCGGGATCGGCACGGCACAGATGTAGCGGATGCCGTCCTCGGCCAGGCGGCGGAACAGGATGCGCTCCTGCTTACCCAGCGGGTCGCCGCAGACCGCACTGCCGCGCAACATTCTGACGATTTGCGCCGGGTCGGAGGTCTCGACAAAGACCGGCAGGCGCGCCGGCGTCATCGACCAGGCGCCGCCGCCGCGCTGGCGGGCGAGCACGAGCTGCTGGACGTTGCGCGACAGATCGACCCCCCAGACCATCGCGAGATCGATCGTCGTGTCGGCCAGAAGGCTATCGAGCGGCGCCGAAACGTCGCTGCGCAGCATGACCGGCCCCGGTCGGCGCAACAACACCTCGCGGAGAAAGGCGCGCTCCTCCCAGGCGGCGAACCCCAGCCCGCCGAGAACCGCGAGAACAACGATCGCAACCACTTTCCAGGGCGCGTCCATGTAGGACAGCACCCGACCGAGAATATCACCGATCAGGCCCCCGGAACGCGGTCCGCCGGGCGGGGTGTCGGTCATGCCGGGGCCGGCGTCGGCCAGGCTTCTTCGAACGCTTCGAGCCGCTCGGCGAGTTCGTTGATCGCGTTCACCATTGCATAGAGAAGCGGGTTGGCGTTAAGCCCCTCCTCTGCATCGCTGGCTTCCGCCGCAGCCGGTAAAATCATTTCCGGCAGGACAATGCGGCAGTCTTCGAGCGCCAAGCCGACAAAACGGCGCTCGCCGTAAATCATTGGTGTCAATTGGCGGATTGCCTCAAGCCCATGCTCATAGGGGGCAATTGCATCGTCGCGAACTATGCCGGGCCACCGCTCGGTAATTCCCCCCGTCACGCGAAGATCGCCCATCACATTGGTAAAGTGTGCTCTCAGGTTTAGATTGCCGACGTTCGCGCGAGTGCCGGTCTGGCAGATATCAATATCGCCGTTGCTTGAAAATGCCCCGCCGGCAATCAGGGCAAAGTCTCCAGCACTGTTTGCCCAGCCGACGTTAGCAGTCCCGTTGATATCAGCGCCGCCGTAGATACTGAGATGAGAGCCCGAAAGCGCTCCGCCGGCGCGCACCGGCCCCTCAATCCACAAGCCGCCATTTGCTTGCCCGTCAACGCGGAATACGAGATTTGCCCCGTCCCAAATCCAGCCGATCGCATTGCCGCTGCCCAAGCCGGTATAAGCGATGCCGTGTCCGGTGAGCGTCATGCTGGGAGTAGTAAGCGAGCCGGCATTGACCCCGCTGTTAAGATAGCACGTCCCGCCGACGCTGAAATCGCCGGTCGATTGGAGGCTGTTCGCCAGCAGGAAGCCGCGCGCGGTGATATTGTTGGCGCCCAAGACAAGGTCGGCCATATTGGCGCCGGCCGCGCCGGTCAAATAGATGGCGGCATTGTCCGGTTTTACGATATAGCCGCCGGATACCTGGAGATTGCCGTTGACTTGCAATGTCGAGAGAAACGTGCCTATGCCAGTTGACGCAAAACCTTGCAGGCAGGTAACGCCGCCGTCACTTTGGACTTGCAGCCCATTGATCGGGACGCCGTTCCCATCATTGACGCCAAGGCGCAGGACGCCGCTCCCGGCGCCGATCGCGTAGCCGCTCGCGAGACTGTCAACGGTATTGTAGAGCACCAGCGACGGCCAGCCGCCGCTGCGGATCACGCCGCGCCCCGAGGTAACGGTGAAATTCCCGGCGACGATCAGATTGCCCGGTCCGCTGAGGGTGCCGCCCGCCAATGGCAAATAGGCCGAGAGGTCAGGATTGGCGGCTTGCGCGATTGCCTGGATCGCTTGGTAGAGCTGGGTGTTGTCCGCCTTGTCGGGCGGCAGGCCGGCGGCCTCGACGACGGCGAGGACTTCTTCCTGCACCATATTGAGCCACCAAGCGTCGAGAATGGTGGCTTCGGCCCCCGAGGCGGGATTGCCGTCCGTGAAAAAGCCGGGAACGTAAGTCGGCGGAACGAGCGGGAGCGTCGGAACCGCGCTCGCGTTGTCAATTCGGTACACGCTGCGAATCTCCCTCGATCGCTGGCGCAGCACCGTTGAGCCCGTCTTGCGCCATCGCCTGCTTTTGTATCTTCGCCAGGAGCGGAGCCACGACGCGATACGGCCCCTCGGCCAAGATCGCCATTGTCTGGTTCCATTCCGCCGCGGTCAGGCAGACGGTAAGCTCGTCAGTCGCTTCCATGTTTCCTCCTCAACTAACGACATGCGCGAACGGCGGCAACAGGCAGTAAGTCATCTGCACCGACCAGATGCCGTCGGCATCGACGCCAAAGCGCGGCATGCCGCCCTCGCCGCGCCATATCAGGATCGTCCCTTGCGGAAAGCCACCCATCGGCGCGAGCCCGCCGCTGCGCTGCAAGCGCACTTGGTTGCCCAGCACGTTGAACGGATGCCCGAGCGCAAAGCCGAACATCTCGCGCTGCGCCTCGCCGGCCGACGCAAAGCCATCCATCGCGATCGTCAGATAGGATTGCGTGTGGTTCTCGGCGCGGTCGAAGGTGAATTGCAGCGTGCGCGCGTCTGGGCCGGTAAACGCGGCACCGGCATGCCCTTCGATTTCCTCCCGGAGTGCCGCCGCAGCGGCTTCGGCCTCAGCGGGTTCAGGCAGCGTAGTCGCTTCCATTGATTTTAATCTCCTCTGCTCAGCTCCGCGCGCAGCGCGGCAAGCGCGTCGTCGATGTATTGTCTGGTTGCGATATTCCCGCCGGTAATCGTGCCGGTGACATTGAGATTGCCGCTAATGCTCGTTTCGGCGGCGTTGATCGTCAAAGTATCGAGCGGCCCGCCGCCGGCGGCGGCAAAGCCCAAGTTGCGAAAGCCGGCGACATTCGGCCGGGTAATCCACCCGGTCGCTGCGTCCTGGCGGTTGAGAACAAAATCGCCCATGATCCGAAGGGTGCCAGTGCCAACCAGCGTAGCAATCTCAGTAGCGCCGGCATACCAGCTAAAGAAATCCGCGCTGGCGCGACAGCTAAACCACATCCCGCCGGACATAATGCCGAGCGCCAGTTCTGTCGTACCGGCGGCGGGAAACAGCACCAAGCGCGTGCCCGCCGACCGCCCGTCGACGGCGGGCGGAGCGAGCCCGCCGCTAAAGACCAACGGGCCGGAAGTCCCGCCTTGCGGCAGCGACACCGCGCCGTCTACGGTCAAGGCCCCGTTCACAGTTGCCGAGCCAAAATATTGCAGCAGGCCGCCGGTGCCGATCACCATGCGGCCGATCAGCCCGGTCTGATCGGCGATCTCAAAAGCGCCGTCAGCACGCGGGCCGACTGACCATGTACGGGTGCCGATAATGGTAAACCAAGCGCGGGCCGACATGCCCGATGGCACAGTAAGCTCGAACGGGTCAGACGCACCACCAAGCACCGAGAATTTGCCGGTGCTGCTTATCGCCGCCAGATTGGCGACCGGCGCGTTCGTTGCCGAGTTGACCGTGCGAAACCACAGCGTCGCCGGGTTGCCGCCAACCTGCAAAGCAAAGACCGGCGCCGCGCCGGTGTTTTCTATTGTCAGCCCCGGATTGGCGCCATGACGAACGACAAACCATCCGCCAGTGAGAAGGGCGTTGCCGTCAGTCAACGGGAGGGCGCCGAGATTGAGCAGCGCCGCAGCCGGCGTAGCGCCGCCAGTCCCGCCCGAGGTTATTGGCAGCGGAAGGCCCAGGGATGCTGATCCCACCACTTCAAGATTTTGCCAGACTTTGACCGTGCCGATATTATTGATCGAGAACCGCCAGCCAACGGTCTCGGCGATAATCGCGAACGAGTCGACCTCGGCCCCCATTGCGAAAGCAATTTGGCCCTGGACGCTGGCCCGAAACCGCGCAGACTGTCCGGCATCAACCAATACTGTTAAAGAAGATGACCGTCCCGCTTCGTAAATCGTGCCGCCAGTCAGCGGCAGGAACGGGCCGCCCGCTTGCAACGCGCTGATCTCGTCCCGTGCGATTCCGAAGTTCTCCCGCACGCTGATCGTAGTTGGCAGGCCAGTTACCGGCAGGCTCGGATTGATTTGGCTGACCATTACTGTTTATCCCAAATCGAATTACCGCCGTCCCAAATCGAATTGCCGTCATCCCAAATCGAGCCGACATAGGCGAATTGCAGAATGGTATGCGCCGGCTTGAGCGGCCGGATCACGCATTCCAGCATGTTGTTGCCCCAGCGCCGCAACCGTTCGCCGGCGGTACTGCGGCCGGCGCGAAACGACCACATGCGATTGTGCACCGAGGTAATTCGCCAGGTGTAAAGCCAATCAACCCCATTGACCCGATCGCCGGCTCTATTCTGGCCGGCGCGGAAGGCGAAAAATTCGTCGATGGTAATCTCGAAGCCGATCGCCGCGGCGACCGCGATGTAATAGGCGCGGCTCTGCCCGCCGCGCGCCGCCAGCTTGAACAGGACTGCGAGCCGGCGCTCTTGCAAGCCGGTCAAGGGCGGCTCGACGCAGGGATCGGGCAGCCCGCAGATCCGCTCCCAATCGGCCAGCGTTTCCAGCGCCGTGCCCGGATAGGCTTCGGCCAACAGGTTACAATCGCGGCGAGTGACGCGCGCGAACTCGACCGCCAGCCCCGCGAAGGTGCGCATCAAGACCGTGCGCGGCTCGCGCGGCCACGCCCAGCCGGTTGGCAGCAGGTCAGCGAGAACCTGGGCGTAGTCGTCGGCGCTCAGACCGCAGACCGGCTGGATCTCAACGTCAGGCTGGGCGTCGCGGGAAAGCTCAACCCTCATTGATAGGTGACCTCCCCGAGCCCGACGATCTCGCCGATCTGCACGTCAATCCGATCGGCCGGGCTGACCAGCACAAAGCGGCGCACGCCTGGGGTGAATGAGATTGCGGCTGACCATTGGTCGCGGAAGATCGAGCCGCCCGGCTCAGCCTCCTCCAGCAGCATGTGGTAAAGCCCGTCATAGATCAGGCTGCGGATTTCTGGTGTGTCGGGGTCAAGCTCGGCAATGATCACGTCAACCGGGACCTCGACCGGGGCGAATACCAGGACCCGCGCCGTGACTGGCCGCACCGGGTCGATGTGGGCTGCCACCAGTGCTACGTCGGCAGGGGTCGGAATGCCCGAGGGGGCGCGAACCTCATCCATCATGAAGCGCACGGTGACCGAGCCCGCGCCGCCTTCCAGCGGGTAGCACCAGGCCCTTGTGACCCCTGGGACCTCCAGCGCCCAGCGCACGTAGTCGAACGCTGCGCCCCCATGGGGCGGCTGGCGGATGCGCGCCAAGATCGCGCGCAACAAGGCAGGGTCACTCTGTTCGTCGGCGCCGCCAGCGAGACCGGGAGCCGCGACCTCACCAGTGACCGCGACCCCGGCGAATGTCGTCATGAGCTGGAGCTGCGCCCCAGGCTCGGCATTGCCAGCGCCGCCGGCCTCGCTCGCGTACAAGGTGACGGTGATTTCGCCTCCTGCCTCGGAAGCCCCGCGCGGGATGATGTATTCAACCCCGTCGCCACGTCGCACTTGGGCATCGTCGCGGATCGAGGCTCCAGGGTCAGCCGGCCAGGTTGCCGGCCCGCTGGCGACGGCTGCCGGGATCCTGGGGACGCCCCAGATCGAGGCCCAGCGATCGAGAAATTCCTTTTCCGCGCTGTCGGGGAATAGTTGGCGGAATGACCAGTCCAGCCGGCCATAGAGCAGATGCGCGGAGCCTGCCTCGACTTCCGAAAATGCGCGCAGATTGTTGACGCGGAGCCGTGTGTCGGCTCCCCTCAGCTTGGCTTCGAGGTCCGCGCCGATCCTGCGGCGCAAATCCTCAAGTAATGGGCGCTCGAATGGCACGGTTCCCCTCGCCCCAGGCCCAGGAATAACGGCGGTTCAACAGTTCGACCCCATCGCGGATGATGACGATCCCGACATCAAGCCGGCCTGGTGCGGCGCGCGGCCACTCGGCGGCGATCGTGATCTCGTCGGCGACGCCATCCTCGAGCATCCAGACCAGCGCCTCGCGGCAGTAATCCTCGGCGCGCAGCCGGACCTGGTTGGTTTCCTTTTCACGACTGATCAGCCACAGCCGCGAGCCGATCGGCCCCTCCTCCGCGCCATCGTCGGCCCACCAGCCGCGGCGGTCGCCATCCGAGGGGTCAGGCAGGGGATCATCCGGCGTGGCCAGGCGGTCGGTGAACAGGCTCAAGATGGTGGCGGTTTCGAGGTCACTCCCGGTCACCAGGTCGCCGCCGGCGAGCACCCAATCGCCGGTAAGCCGAGAGGCATCCCAAGTGGTCAGCAGGTCACTCATCGCGCGTGCTGCCTCCCACGCTGCCCTGGGGCGCGTTTATGCTGCCGGTCGCGTTGAGGTCGCCGTCCAGTTCGATATCGCCCTTGATCGCAATTTCAGGCGCCTCGATTTCGAGCCGGTCGGTTTTGACCGTCACATCCTCTTCGGCGGTGATCACCAGATGCTTCGTGGTGATTTCGACGATCCCGCCGCGCTTCAGGACAATCGAGTCGCCCTCGTTGGTGTAGATCGCGACCGCGCCAGGCTCGAGCCCGGTGAACCGGGACTGGCGATCGTCCGTGGCGACGATCGCGCCATGGTCGCGGCCGCCCCCGACGAAGACGACCAGCGCCTCGCTGTCGACCGGCGGCGCAGACGAAAACCCGTAATTTTGGAAGCGCTCGACCGCCACCTTGTCCTCTTCGTAGAGCAGTGAGACTTGTCCGAGCTGCACTCCGGTTTCATCATCCGTCGCGGCAATGACGCCACGGCTGACCATGTTCATAATCCGCCGATGATCGCTCATGTGGCGCCACCTGGGGGTGCTGTGACAGCACCCGAGGGCGTTCCGTGCATCAGACTAATGCCGCACGTTGGCGCCGTGCACGCATTGCATTCCACCCAGGTCGGATTGCGGCATTTGTGACGCCCGCGGCCGGTGCGAATCATAATCCGCCGATGATCGCTCATGTGGCGCCACCTGTTGGTTGCCATCCGGCCCAGGGGTCGCCCGCGCCGCCCTTCTTTTTGCCGCCGGCTTTTTTGCCAGCCTTGCCGCCCTTGCCCTTGGCCGGGTCCTGTTTGCCCTTGCGTTTCGAGGGGTCGGGCAGAAAGGCATCGGGCAGCGTCAAGCTCAGTTCAGTAATCTCGCCGCCATCATCAAAGCTGTGGGTCACTTCGCCGATGATCAGCTCGTGCGACAATGCCAGCCAGGGGGCTTCGACCCAGACCAGGTCGTTGGTTGCCCACAGCTTGCCATCTTCCTGCCGCCAGCCGTTGACGGTTATGGTTGCCTTCAGGGACTGCCCGACGCGGCGGCGCATTTCCCAATCGGCGCGCTGGGCCGCGGCGGCATCATCAGCTTGTTTTTCAGCCACGATGACATGCGGGCGGTATCTGGTGACGCCGGCGTCGCGGGCGCGGCCGACAATCTGGGTCAATGTCTTGGGGGCCGTCTTGCCCGGTGATTTGGCTGCGGCAGCCTCTGCCTGTATCCGCATTCGCTCGCGATAGCGCGCCGAGATATTGGGGATGCCGCGAAGCTGGCGGACCCGCTCAACCAAGCTCGGCTGCCAGCCGCCGTCGCCGCCGCCGCCCCAATCTTGATCTATCGGCCCGCCGTCCTTGGTCCGGTTCCCCGGCCTCTGCGCTTTGACGATGTAATCCGAGAACCGCTGGCTGTGGTCGAGCTCGGCACTGGCACTGAGAATGTTTTTCCCATGTATAAGATCGGTGGTTGCACGACCGGAGCCGGCG